GTCGACTTACTTGCTGGGGTAGGTAGCAATACCCGCCTCTCGCCCATTACCTGAGAAGTGACAGGGTCTGTTCCAGCAATAAGACTAAACCCTAGCTGAATAAGATAGGTTGTCGCAGCATTAGCTGTCTCTACCACAAGACCCACTACTTCATACTTGAAGCCAACAGTAGCTACTGGGATAATCTCTATCCAGTCACCGAATGTATCAGCAGGTGTCCCAGCGATTAAAGTCGCTACAGCTTCTATATCCTGTGGATAAACACGACTTCGTGAGTGCTCATGGTGTTCAAGAATCGCTACATTACCGAGCAACCCCCAGTCTATTGTGACCCAGGTATCGCCATCAAACGTCTTATACAGGAAGAAGGTGTCCGTTTCCCTGAACAACGATGTTGGGATAACGCCAGTAGGCTTTGAGTCATCTGCTAACCCTTCATAGTATCTATCGAGTATCTGTTTTACAGCCATCTTTCACCGCCTTATTCTTGGATTTCTGCTGTATTAGTTTCAGGTGCTGGAATAGGTGGGGGAGGTGGTACTTCTGCTTTGTTTTCTCTTCCCCCGTCAAGGGATTTATCTTGCATCGCCAATCCCTTTTCGCACCAGACCTTCCCTACCTTAGCAGGAACATTGACTATTACACCTGGAGGGAAACCCCCATAAGATGACATTAAAGGCTTCAATGTTCTTAATCTCATTTTACTTTTATCCTCCTTTGTAGATCGGTTAGGGGGCAGTCGCCCGCCCCCTAACTTGAAGGAGAATAACCAGCTAGCAGGGCTATCTTCCTTAGTGTGCTATCTGGAGCATGATGAACGCGACACCCGCCGTTTCCTCATGCGTGTGCAGGTTACAGATAACGAAACCAGCATGCTGCGCATTCTTAGAATAGTCCGCCTCGACGTCATGCGACATCACACCACCATCATGTCGGAACACAACCTGCTGATGGTGATTAGGCCCTAAATCGGTAAATGGCGTAACACGGGTGGGGCCCTCTACCTGTAGCCACAGATACTTGCCATCCGCTGCGGGGCAAGTGGCCATACCCATGACAGGAAATGTACCCCCAAGGGAGTTCTTGACATCACCATAAGGACTAGCCATACAAGCACATCTGGATTCGTCTTCGGTTAGTGCTACGACGACATGACCGTCTATCTTGACAGTGGTATCCCCACCAGCACCTCCAGTTATAGCTGTATTACCGAGTATCCGCCGGGTAATACCGTCCAGCCAGCCAGTCTCAGTAGAGACGAACCAGATTTCTCCGTCTACTAAAGCGTCCTTAAGGAGGTTACCATCGTTAGCGGGTCCTTGGCCTGCTGCCATAGTCACTACCACTTCGGTCGCACCGACTTCGGCATCAGCTCCGATATATGAGGTGCCTATACATTGCCCTGAGGGATTCTTAGCACCCATATCCGTATCGATAATTCCCCCAGACCTGGCGTAGACGAAACCCTTGTTCCCGAATCTCACATATGTGCCCAATGGAAACTGCTTCTCGTCATCGATTTCGTAGGGGGAACCTGCTGGGATATATAGGACACCCTCTCCCACCTTGGGTAAATGATACCTGTGCATCTTTGCTACCATGTTTCACTTCCTTTGGGGGGAATTCAATTTCATCCCCCCATTTTATTTATCTATTCGCTTTAGCTTTCGCTATGCTTTAGGCCTTATCGGATAGAAGTACGAACGGCTTGTTCGCGGCCTTTATCACACCACCACCGACCCTCTTGTGGACCTTGAAGCCCACCAGACCGGCCTCGGAATAAAGCTCAACGAGCCTCTGGAGTGTGATACCCTGGCGGTCGATAATCCGGTAGCCGGCCTTCACGTCGCCGAAGATGGCGATTACGTTGGCCGCCCCGGCGATGGCCGCTATGTCATCCTGGTTGTATATCGGATAACCCAGGAAGGTATTGGGCTTGCCCAGTATGAGGCTGGGCTGCCATAGGAACGTGCCGAACTCGGTTCCTGCACCATCCACGGCCCTCATCTGCCTCAAGCGCAGCTCAGTGGCGGAGTTCACGATGAAGGAGCCGTTCCTGCGATACTGAGCAGGGCAGCCATACACCATCGCCATATACTCCTCTATAAGGGCTACGTTGGTTGTAGCTACGGTGATGGTGCCCGTAATAAGAGTGGCGTTGGTGGTGATGCCTTCAGGCTCTTCAGATGCATGGCCGGCACCTTCGATAAACGCCTTGTCCTCAGCCTCGGCAATCGCCCTGGTGAACGATTCGGCCAGGAGCGCCTCGAGGTTGAAGTCGCTGTCCTGAAGCTCGTCCTCACCAATCTTGGCCAGACCGTAGAGGTCTTCGGCGTATTGGTAAGTGGCTGCGCCAGGAGTGGGGGTAGACTCGGGTATAGCTGCCCCTGTTTCCAGCTTGCCCCATCCCACTTGGACCTCGCTCAAGCTACGAATCTTGAGGCGATCCTTGCCGATGTTTCGGACTGTCGCCATAGGGCGGATAACCGTTATCTTGGGTAGGGTGCGCTCGATTTCCGCTTCGAGGTCCGGGCTAACAAGGATTTGGCCGGTGGCGTCCTCCACCAGGGCCTTGCGCTCTTCTGGTGATAGACTTCCCTTACCACCTCTTACGTACTTGTAAAAGGCAGCATCGTGAGCCTTATCCTCTTCGGATTTGGCCTCTGGGCTACCAGCTGCCGGAATAGACTGGCGCTGGAGCTTGACCTCCCAATCATCGACGGTTTTGGCCAGAGCTTCGATGGCTTCCTTGTTGGCGGTAATGGGGGCGCCGTAGTCCTTGATTTCCTTACTCTGGGCTTCCACGGCTTTATGGAACTCAGCTACCGAATCCTCGATTTTGGTTACCAGTTCTTTATTGTCCATGTGCTTGGTCTCCTTTCTTTAGTTTTTCCAATATGGCGTCGATACGCTTCTCAGCTTCTTTTGTATCGAAACCGTTGGTCTCGGCCTTGAGCGAGTTGATTATCTCATCCAGTCTCGCGGCTTCTATGGCAATCTCATCGAGCTGAGTGGATTTCTCCGGCTCATCTTCGGCTTCGGCTGCTTCTAAAAGTGCTTGGATAGCGCTCATTGCCGCTCTTAATTTAATTATGTTCGCGGCGCTTATTACACGCCCTGCTTTACCATCTGCTGCCTCAAACTTACCATCGTGGTCTTTACAATGGGTGTTAGCTTCGCTGGCTTCCCAGACTTCCTTATCATATCTATAGGCTTGTTCGGTCATCGTGGTTTCACCCTCAAGCCTACCCATAATGACGGAGTATTTCTTGCCATCAGATACCCTGCTAGTTCTCCGGAAGCTACCGTCTTGGAAGTCATCAGGATTTCGCAACCGGCATGCGTGCTCATTAGGAAACGGTTTTAGCTCCATCTCCTTGACGCCTAAGATAACGGCGTCAGGATTAGCGGCAAAGACCACAGGCGAAACATCATAGAGTTTGACCTCTTTCAGATGCCTGATGCCCTCGTCATAGGATTGTTTGATTGTCTCATAGCCGATGGACATCCTGGTAACAACGCCATCCTTCATTAAACTCAAGACTTCTCTCGCTCTCTGGACACCCAGAGACAGTTTAGCCTTGATCAGTAAGCCTTTCTTATCCTCGCCAATCTCAGTAGGTTTGCCTATCGGCTCCATGATACTATGATTCCAAAGACTTACTATCTGGTTGCCTTGTTCCTTGAGAGTCTTCGTAAAGGCGCCGGGGTCAATTATGTCACCATAACTGTCAGGATGTTTGGAGAAGGTGGCGGCATAGCCGGTAAAAGTTCCCTCATCCTCGTTGATATCCTTGACCTCAAACTTGACTGTCTTGCGCTCCATATTATTAACCTCCCTGTTTTAAGTTCCGTATCCCTCAACACATCGGCACATTATATCTTGCTCACCCGGGTACATGCTGCCATCAGAATAAGGTTTATCAAAGGCCACCGTCTCGCCTTCCATTGCGACGTGGGCATCACGCACCCGGTCATCCCTGCTGGTAAGCCAGGTGTGGGTTGTCACTACTCCTGACTGCCTAGCGGCTTCCCTCTGACCAAACCCCGCTGCGTGCCCTGTCTCGGTCCTGGCCACTCTCATCGCTTTGAAAGGCGACCGGTCTATATAGAACCGCCTGAGGTTCCTAGCTATCTGCGTGGTACCCAGGTTCTCATCCATCCCGGCCAGGATAACACCCTTTACATCGTCCAGGTTGGTGGCCAGGATGGTTCTGATACTCTTCGTCCCGTTCTTGACAATCCATGCCCGGGCTGCCGCGCTCATTGGGTCAAACACCCACTTTAATTCGCCGGGCTTGTCTGACTTCTCCGCTCCCAGGTCTTCCGCTATCTCATTGCCGAAGTCCTCGATAAGAGCGGTCAGCACCGCGGTCAGCACCTTCTCCCATTCAGCCTTTCCGCTGTCTATAGCCCTACTGGCCGCCGCTATTAGCTGGGCCGATCCCTTGCTTCTATATTGCTTTGTCGCTATCTTTAATTTCATACGCTTACCTTAAACGCTTACCTTAAACGATTGCCTCGTACACTTGCCGTTTTCATCCAGGTAGACTTCCATGCACCGGCACCTGTGGACGCCCGGCTTTATCGTTATATTCCATGAGCACTGGGTATTGTCACAGCGCAGGCCAACCTTGCCGAGCTTGCAGCCACCGCCTTCTACGCGGTGCGGGCAGTGCTTAGCCTGGCATACCCATTGGCCATCGACCTTGACTGCTTCGTGCTTTTCTCTGGCCATATTGCCTCCTGTCCATAATTCATGCAGACTTCACGCCTACTGGCTTCCCAGGGTGTGGTTATATGGTCACACCTGAATAAAGGCGTAGATTTCGACTTGGGTGCTTCACCCTTTGTTGCCTTCTTGGGGGCTTGTGGGGGGTATTGTAGCCACACTCTCAAAACCGCAAAACGGCA